ACTGATTACATAAATCTTTTAAATATTCTTTTTTATCATTGTAAAAATCTTTTTTACCTAGTAATTTACAATAATACCAAAAATCTCTCCTAGCTAATTCTTTTTTAGCTTCTAATTTTATTAATTCATTATAAGTCATTATATATTCTCCTTATTTTTTACTAAAAAAATCACATATTTTTACTACCAAATATGATGTTATGATACTAATTAAAATTATTCTTAACATTTTCATTCTCCTTTGATACAATATATATTATAAAAAAAAATTTGAGGTGATAATATGTTAGATCAACAAACAATTACAACTATACTTATCTCAGGTGCAACAACATTAACTGTAAAAGCAGCTTCGGTTGGTATTGTTAATAGTTTAGTTGACTTATGGAATGGTGCAATTGGTCATTGTATCCATTCATGGTCTGAGAAAAGAAGATTGATTATGGAAGAAAAATTTATTCCTTCAGTAGCTGAAAAAATTTCTAAAATTCCTGATGAAAATCTCCAAGAACCTAAAATGAGTATATTAGGTCCAACTTTAGAAGCTTCTAAATTTTATATTGAAGAAGAGGAAATAAGAGAAATGTTCTCAAATCTTATAGCTGCTTCAATGGATTCTACTTATAATGGTATAGTTCAACATTCATTTGTTGAAATTATTAAACAATTAAGTTCTTATGACGCTAAATTTTTATCTGCGATCCAAAATTGTATCCAAAGCTATGACCTAAAAAAAAATCAAACTATCTTTCAAAGAACTTTTTGCATAATGCCTGATTTTTTAGATTTTGAAAAAAACTCAATCGCTATTACCAATTTACATAGGTTAGGTATATTAGATTTGATCCAGTATCTTCAATTAAATGAATTTTCACAAAAAGACTTTATTATAAATAGTCAAATTATATCTGACTTAAAAAAAGAAAGTGATTTCTCTATGCAACCACATACATATGTTTTAAGTCCATTAGGAATAAACTTTAAAAAAGTTTGTATTAAAGACACTTTATAATGAGTGTCTTTAATTTTTTATTATTTCTTTTAATTCATCTGTAGTAAGTCCATTAAATGGATTGGAGTTTATATTTCCATTTACCTCAACCTTTTGAGTATACTCCCCATCCATTTTATTTAGTATATCTAATGCTTTTAATCTATCTGTATCTTTAACAGCTCCATCTTTTATCATACTTGTTAAGAATTCTCTTCTTTCTATAGCTGTCATAATCCTGTTGCCTTTTGCTTTTTCTTGTAGTTCTTCAATATATTTTTGAATATTAGTATTTTTTAGTAATTTATCAGCATTTACTCCTGCATACTTTTTTTTATATCCAGCTTTTATTGCAGCTTCAGTAGCATTTCCACTAGCTACATAATATTCACAAAAAGCCTTCTGTCTCGCATTTAACTTCAATGCTACTTCACCTCCAAATTATAATAAAAAAAGAGAACCTTTTGAGTTCTCTAATTTTATATCTTTTAATTATTTTTAAGTTTTGCAACAAAAATAGAATTTACCAAATAATATCCATATACAACTTTTTTTCTTTTCAAATTATTATAAGGTATATTTGTTATTAAAATTTTATCTTCATCTATTCTATAACTAACATAGCCAAATATAGCCCACAAAGGATTTAAATAAACTAAATTTAATCTTATGTATAAATATCCTATAACAATAAAAAGTAAAAAATTAACTATGATAGTAGAATTTTTTGTTATATCAATTGATAATAAAGGTATTATATATGTCATAATATAACTAATTATTGTATCATCTGGGCGTTCTACTTTTTGAAAAGTCAATTCCCTATCTCCACTAGATTTACAAAGGAGAATAAAACTAAATATAGAAATAACTATTGCTGTAATCACTGCAAATAAGAATAAACTTTTTCGTATGGTTGGATTTGTACAAATATCAAAATATTTTTCAAAATAAATTATTAATATCATTATATATAATGGAAAATACGATGATAAAAACATCATTATTTTTACCAAATTAGTAATGATCATTTAGATTCTCCTTTCATATAATAATTTATATTCTGTTATCTATCCTTTTTTCTTCTTTGATTATACTAATATAATAACAATCTCTCAAGATTCTTAAAATATCGTATATCTGTGTTTTATCAGAATAAATAATTTTTGGATTTTTTCCATTTTCAATCTCTAATGGAATTTCAAACATATTAATAGTCTTTTCTATGTAATCAAACCTTTCTATCAAAAGAGACATATCAACATCTTCATCTGACATTTTTGTTAATAATTTTGTAAATCGCCCATCATCTAGACAATCCGTTTTAAATGTTTCAAAATTTTGAATTAGAGGTTTATTAGAAATAGTATTTAAAAACTCCTCAGCATTTTTTCTGAATTTATCTTGTAAATAAAAAATTCTTTCTAGTGATATATGGGATAAAATTAAAATTTCATTATTATAAACTATTAAATCTATATCTCCATCTAACCCTATTAATTTATCTTCTATCTTATTTAATTTGTTTCCAGAAAAACGTGCAATTAAGCCTTTGCTATTTAATTTTTTAAATTTAGTAACCCTCCTAAAAAATTTTATTTCAAAATTTTCTCCAGTGCCTACTTTATTTTTAACAGTTAAACAATAAAAAATAAAATCATCAGGATCTATTTCTGTTTCAACATAATCTGGATTTTGAAAACTTTCTAAAATCTCTCCATAATTTTCTATGTAATCAGTTTTACAAAACTCAATAGTCCCATCTCTATATCCAGTAGGATTATAAGGTATTTGTTCTTTTGAAAGAAGCTGATTTAATTTTTTAAAAATCAAATCTAAAATATCATAAAAAATTCGCCCATCTACATTTGGAGAAAAACTTTCATATCCAAAATTTGTTTTTTTGGAAAAGTATACCTCATAAGCAAAATCTCCTTGTTCTAAAAAACTTATTATCTTTCTTATATCCATAATTCATCATCCCCCTAGAAAACAAAATTATATTATATATTATACACTTTTTTCACAAATTAAAAAAGACTTTTTTACAAGAAGTCTAACTTGTTTTCTACTCTGGGGGAGAGAAAATTTTATTAAAGATTAACTTATAATCTTCATATACTATCATACTATCACATAAATTTTTACCTTACAATAACCCTATTTTTACCCCTTTTTTACCCTGTTTTTACCTTTACTAAAATTCTATTAATCTTTGAGTCTTAAAATGTATCTCCAAAGCTTCTAAAATTCTATTTCTCATTCCATAAGTACTTTTCAAAGAAATATCTAATTGTGAAGCTATTTCTTCATAAGTCATTTTGTCAAAATATTTCATTCGAATAAATTCGTAATCTTTATGGTCTTGAACCATATTTAGACATTCATCTATTCTGAATATTATTTCTTTATAACGACTTATATTATTGGCTATTCTTTGTTTTAACTCTTCTATCTGTTCTACTTCACTTTTAAATTCATAGTTTCCTCCACCTTGCCCTCCTGGTCCACATGATTTTTTTATTTGTGGATTTTTTAAATTTTCTATTTCTATTTCTATTCTTTTCTGATACTTTGGATAGTTTTTTAATATTTCTTCCATCTTTCTAAAAATTGTCTTTTGCTCCTGTGTCACCATTTTAATTCACCTCTGTTATTATATTTTCTAAGATTTCTAAGTTTATACCTTCCGAAGCATATATCTCTTGTATATGCTTAGAAAATTCAATTTTCTTTGCTTCTATTTCATCATCTGTCATAACTTTTTCTTTAAATATATGACTATTGATAATTTTCATGTTGTTTTTTTCTCTCACTCTTAATTCTTGCAAATATTCAATCATTTTAATCTACCTCCACAAACTTATAAACGTTATTTTCTTCGTTGCCTTTAAATAATTCATCCAAAATTTCTATCCCATTAGCATAAATAGTTTTTATTGATCTTTTATTATTTATTTTTTCCTCTCTCACAAATTGCCCGTCTTTAATGTAAACATACATTTTTAAATTAAAGTTTCTTGCAATCTTTTTTCCCTGTAAAATTAATTCTCTAGCTTCTTTATAATTCAATTCTTTCATCAATTCCACTCCTTATTTCTTATATTTTCCATTTTTATATGATTCTAATTTCTCAATATGCTTATTAAAATCTTGCTCACTTAATCCACTAAGCAGCAAGAGATTTACAGTAGCAGTTATTAAATCTAAAGCTTCTGCTTTAAAATTATCCATATTTTTAATTGTTGTAAAAGTACTGGTTTCTCTTACTTCAGCTAATAACTCTTTGTACTCTTCTTTAACCTTGTTTAGCTGTGCTATTTCGTTTACATAAGCTATCGATTTATATTCCATCAGTTTATTTAAGTCAATTTTCATTTTCTCCCTCCCATTCAGCTATAAATTGATTTATAAAACTTAATATTACTTTATTCATTTTTTCCAATCTCTCCTGCTCTAACTTTTTCCCAAAACTTGTCTAATTCAAGTATAACTCTCTCGGCTTCTTCTTCTGTTTTGAAGTAGTTTCCTAAATTGTATAAATCAGTATCTAGCATTCTTTCTTCTTCTTTGGAACAAAATACAAGGTTTCTTTGAGAAATAGAATAATAACAATCACCAATTTTAGCTCTCCATCTCTTAGGTATTCCATATTTTTCATTAATTTTATTTACTATTTCTATTAGTTTTTCTTTTTCTTCTTCACTCATTAACCTATTATTCTCAAAAAAATAATTTCTTTCTGGTGTCCCATATTTTATTTCTTCATAATAATTATCATGTTGCTTTATTTCTACAAAAAGTTCTTTATCATAAAATTCACTCCTACTTGGTCTTGATTGAGTTCCTAGATTCCTTATTACTTTTAATTTGTTTCTTTTTATTAGTCAAGCATAACCTAAAAAGACTTTTTTAATTTCTATCTCTAATACATTTTCTTTTTCCATTTTCTCCTCCTAATCCCAATTATTTTTTTTAATAACATCTTATCCTCCTATTTTGTTATTTTTTTTGTAATTGAAGAAGCTAATATTTTGTAACAATCTTTGCATACTAAATAAACTCTATCTCCATTCAAAAAATTAAAAGTTAATTTTTCTCTTATCCACTTAGTATTTTTGTGACTACAATTTATTTGTTTTATTTTCATTTTATTTTCCACAATCCTTTGTCATCAACATGCACCAGCTTCCTCCAGTCTCACAACACTGTCATCAATTTCTCTCAACCACATACTTTTAAAATCTTCAAAAGCCTTAACTACATCAGTTATCATAGACTTTAAAACTACTCCAATCATATTTTTCTTATGTGAATTAACAGTTCCAAACATCATAATTACAAGAAACATAGTTCTAAGAAGTTCTAAATTATCTCCAGTTTCTTTATGCTCACAAGCAGTAAATACTTCATCTAAGATTTTGATAACATCTTTTTCAACTTTGTAATTAATCTGGCTTTTAAATTTATCAATAATTTTATCAGAAACTTTTATAGTTCTTGTCAAAATAGCTTTATAATATCTATTAAGAACCATATTTTCCTGATCCCAAAGTTCTCTATTAATTTTCAAGTATTTATTAATTAAGTACATCAATGTAATACCTTGCATATCTCCATCTTTATGAGTAACTCTTATTTTTTTCATAAAAATCATTCCTTTAACAAATAACCCAAATATTCATAAGCTTTCTTATAATCTTCAATTCCATTTTTCTTTCTAGCTCTCATTACATATTTGAGAATATTTCCAACACAAACAGCTTCTTTTCCTTTCATATCTTTTGTAACTTCAAAAATAACATCTTTTACTTCAATCCCTAAATCACCAAGCATATAATGTTTTGGTGATTTAACATTATCTACTTCAGAAGTTTCAACAGTTTCTTGAGTCCCGTTTTCAATAATCTTTAATATTCTATTTTTAAGTCTTTCACTAGCTTCAACTTTTCCACATTCTAAATGTGATAAATAAGGTTGTGTGACATCAATTTTTTCAGCAAATTCCTTTTGATCTATATTATTATTTACTCTATATTCTTTTACTCTTTTTCCTAAACTCATTTTTTATCCTCCTAGACAAGCTTTCAACATCATATAAGCATCTGCAACATCATTACTATCTGCTATCTTTCCTGTAAACTCACTAAATTTATTCATCATAAATTCTTTTTGCTCTTTTCTCTCAAGTGGTAAATTATCAAATTTATTTTTCCAAAACACTGCTG